AGTTGCTCCAGAATAGTTAATTACACTTGAAGTGTTAGACCATTCTTGATATGCTTCTTCTCTACAAAACGCTGTAACGTTAACATCATTAAAGAATGCATACACTTTAGTTTTAGGTTTCATTCGCGATGCTTTAAAGTATACTTTCCTAGATCTCATAAATGGTACGAAGTTAACTTCAACAATTCTATTGCCAGATTCTCTTGTCACGGTATCGAACGCGACGTCAGTTCTTAAACCAGATCTAGACTGATTTGAAGTAACAGTTGTCGTTGTTAATGTGGTTGTACCAACACGGCCACCGCCTCCACCAAATCTAAATCCACCGTCTGTAAAGTTCCACCAATTATTACCTCGTCTATTAGTAGTACTTACTTCAGTCTCGACTTGTCGTCCCGCCCAGTTAGTTTCCCATTCATTCCAAACTGTTCCTAAGATTCCATCTTCTTCGGCTCTTTGAACAAATTGATCGTATTGGCCTGTGTCATCGATAACAATGTCTGGTCTTACGTCAGTTTCTTTCCATTCATCTGATTCTGGAGATAGTTGAACTCTACCATTCCAAGTAAATACATTGTATGGATTAACGTTAATTGCGACAGAAGCATAAGGCTGTTTAGTATGAATGACCTGACTATATGGTAGTGTCCAATTTGAACCAGTCTTTTGGGCCGTAGCTGCGGTAGTAGCAGAAGTAATAAGATTTACATTTTTAGCTGGACATTCAGGCCTTAAAATACCATTTTCTTTATCAACAGATTCACTACACTCAGGGTGTGTCATATCAGCGATTGATTGATTTTTAAATGAATCTACAATAATACCATTCTTAAACCTGCTTAAACCTGCTGCATCAATCATATGAACATCAGCAGCTGATTGCTCAAGTAAAGAAAGTGATGTATAGTATTCTATATTTTTAATTCTTTTATCAAGCTTACCAATGTCTTTCATTGTGTATCGCTTGTTGTCTTTCATTTCAGGAATAATATCAGCCAAGCTAAATCCGTAAGGCTTAAGCTTTAATTGATATAAAGTAAGACCATCTTCTTTATCTTCGGGTGGTTGTGGATATTCAGATGGAACACCTTTAATTAATTCGAATTCGCCATCACGTTTTATAATAAGTTTATCGATCCTAGGAAGGTAATAATTAATATCAGCAACTAATGCATGACCTACTTTAGGAGCTCCAGATAAACTTGCTCCAGCGCTAGTAAAGTTATTAGCAACATCTGATTTTCTTGGTCTAAAGTCGACGCAATCTCTTAATTGTAAATTACCAGCTGCTCCAGAAAAACTTGGAATGTTTACGTAATCTGCAGTAGGATATGAATCAACACAGAAGTAATCTCCAGCACCGTGAATATAGTACTTAAACGTTACGACCATATTTCCTGTAGGAAGGGCCGCAGTACCACCAATTTTTACAATCTTACCTTCATCATAGAAGTTATCTCTTTGACCATTGTCAAGAGTAAAGTTTACAGTTTGATCTGTGCCACTAGAATCGACAATAGAAACAATTTCAATAATATCAGCTTTATTTAAATCATAAGAAGCCGTATTACCATTAGTAACATTTATTGTTTCTGCTTGAGTTGTATTAGTTTTAGTTTTTGGTGCAATAGTCTTTTTAATCGTTGCTACAACATTACACACAACCCCATCAGCAATTCCAATAGCTGATGTATTATATGAAACTCCAGTAGTACCATTACCACCAGCGCTTTTGTTTCCAAGAACATTGGTTTTAACATCAGCTCCAACAGGAGCAATGATGATATCATTAACGTCTTCAAATAAACCAACAGATGTGCTTATCGATAAAGTACCCGATCCGGTTGTCGCTTGAAATAATCTCTTAATAGAATACGTAGTATCTCTAGTTGGATCAGCCAATGTTTTAATAGCACTTTGTGGTAGTTTAAATACTGCTGCGTTTTGGCCAACATCAAATCTTGTGCCATCATCAACAGCTACTAAATTGGCTTGAAAACTATATGTTGATTGTGATACGTTATCGACAGCGCTAAACGTGCCAGTCGACATCACAATATCAAAGAGGTATAGTCTTACGTGATCTGAGAATGATTCCATTCCACGGACTCTTGCTGTACCAACTGAAGCAGAAACTGCTTTTAAAGTAATCGGAGTAAAGTTTTCTAGATCTGGAACACCACGTAATCCAGTTTTATCTAATTTTATATAGTTACCAACGTTGATTTGTGTATTAGATTCATTATAGAATCCAGTAGCATCTGACCCTCTAGGCTTGTCAACATCGATGTAAGTTGTTCCAACCTTGTTGTTCCTATAACCTTGGACATAAGCAGTAGATGGTTCGATACCTAACGCGATTTTATCAGCGCTTCCACCTTCACCCGCTGTATATTTACCAAAATTACCTGCACCGTCGTTTAAGTGTTCTAGTATTTCTAATTCAAATGGCTTAACGACATAATCACCAGACTCATCAAAAGTTCTTTGAGCAAGTCTCAGTGTCAGTCCAGTATCTTCAGTCTTATCAGTTTTATCTACACTAATTTTACCGGCGTTTATTGTAATTAGTGTAATATAATCATCAACTGTTCTTGAAGCAATATCAATTGGTTGTTTTATTAATTCTGTTTTTATTTGGTATCTGTTTGCACCAGGCGCAGAAGTATTAGGAACGCCTTGAGCGTTATCAACTAAAGTACTATCTCCAGCAGAAGTTATAATATCTTCGGTAACTTGTAGTCCAATAATATACGAAGGATTATTTGTATACTTGTCTAATAGTAATGTTGTTGCTCCAACATGGACAAAACAACCTGCAATAAAATATACCCCTTCATTTATTGAAACAGAAGATCCTATACCAACACCATTTAATATTGATGATGCGGTGTTCGCTCCATCAATATTTGTACCACTAGCGACCATCCCGTACTTTGGAGTGTCATCGTTTGATATAATGGTTTCGCCTGCAGCAAACTTTTGAACAGTTGTGTTAGCTCCACCAGATTTTTGGTATTTAATATATAAAGTATCAGCGTCTGATCCAGTTGCAGCAACTGCTTGTAACACTAAAGCTGTAACCTGATTGCCAGAGTTACTTGTTCCAGTAATCAATTTACCAACATATGAAGCTAGGTTTGATGTGGCATTAGCATAAGCCGTGCTGTTATAAGTGAAAGTTGGTTCTAATTTAATATAGTCATATTCTACATTAAGAGACAATTCTCCATTGACTACTCTCGATCCATCTTTAAAAGCGTATTGTCCATGTCGGTCAATCTGAGCTTGCAGCATGGTTTGCATTTGAGTAAGCTCTCTTGCTTGTACCGCAAAGCCTGGACGAAATAAAATCCTGTGATAGTTTTTAGTTTCAACGGTTTCGCCAGAATAATCTCTGAAATAATCATCGTTATAAGGCGTTTGGTTATATGCTTTGATATTGGTAGTTGTCATATGTTCTCTCTTTTAACTAATATTTATAATTAGAATTCAATAATAATTTTTATGTCTTCAATCTGTGATGCTGTTCTATCAATTGGATTCCTGTTTTCTAAGAATATAATTTCTCCACTGTGGATATCAACTTCAGGAGCGATATGAAAATCTGCACCAGAGTTAGTTGTCTTAGGAGTTCCTTGAGCACCAGATGTTGCTCCAACAACAGCTGAACTGGTAATAAAGTTGCCATATCCAGTTTTTGCATTCTGGCTATAATATACATAACCAGTACCGCTATCAACTTCAACAACAAATGCTTGTGCTAAAGTAGCACCAGATCCTTGAGTAATTAACTCATCAACTTGGAAAGAAGATGTTGTAGATTGGAAACTTAATCCCGGAGTCGCTTTCAAAGTAGTAGCAGTTGAAATAGTAGATGTGTTATAATTAAATGGATTCTTAATCAACGTGATTTGTCTAAAGTCATTGCCAACAGTTAAGTCACCGCCACCAGTTCCATCGAGTAATGTGTTAACTGCAGAAAAGAAACCACCTAGCTCTTTAACTGGGTCAGTTCCATGTCCATTTTCTGGAGAAATAACAGCTCGAGCTGTAGCATCAGAACCGCCTCCCCCACTGAGCGTAACATGCACTGTTGAATAATCCGTACCCTTAGCAGTAACTGTAATGCTTGTTACAACTGCACCAGTTCTTACTGCAGTAGCAGTAGCTCCAGTTCCAGCACCAGTAATAATGACCGTTGGGTCAGAACTATATCCAGTACCACCAGCGGTTACTTCAAATCTTTCAATACCACCAGCGGTTGCCGCATCGCGAGAAGCTTTTTGGTTTAGATACTGAGCATAATCACCTTCAGATAAAGCAACTTCTGCTGCGGCATCGTCTACGTATGATTCAACATTAATAGTCTTAACAGGCATATAAGAGGTTGTAAGGAATTTCTCTGCATCAGCGACGGCCACTGTGTACATGTATTTCCAAATATAACCATCTGATTCTGCAGTTGGTGCAGTCAATGTTTGTGTTGGCTCTTGTGTTGATCCAGTTCCAGGTGAGTATATAACTTTATATACTTTAAACTCTGAAGTGATAACGTAAAAAGCTTTGTCATAAATGTCAGGATCATTAGAATCCCATTCAACGTAACTAGTTCCTGTTGTCCATGTGTGTCTTGGAACAACATGTGATACGTCGCCAGCTGCAAGCTTTTTAAGAGCGAAGATATTTTCTCTAGCTTCTACTAAAGAATCTAGTGTATCGTATGGGGTGAATGGAGTTGTGTCAGTTGTATCAGAAGTCGAATTAGACCAGGCATCAGTTTTACCGATTGTCACAAATACGCTTTGTGATGCTATGTCTTCTTTGAAATTTTCTGCATTCAACGTTCTGAACTTAGAAGTTACTATTGCCGTCATTTTTATTTCCTATTAATTTGAGTGAATAAAAGAATTCACGTTATATTTATTTATATCATTTATAGAAGTACTTTGCAATTCTATGTCACCTAATACCTCTAAAGTTTCGTTAAAATCATATCTCATATTACTTTCTAATATGTTTGTTTTCTGACTGTAATAGTCATTTCCAGGTATTGATCTATACCCAGCTGGCACAACCGTTACATCATATCCACCCATAAATTTATCAGATGATGGGGTTGTTTCCGTTACGGTCCAATTTTGACCTGAAGTAAGAACCCCTTTTTGTAAAAGCTTCCCATTATATAATTGTCTTCCTCTCACTGAAGCGACCGCTTGTACTGGGTTAGTTACTTTACTATACACTGGATCTACATCGGTGTGATTTAATTGAAGTACGCGGGTAATCTTATCTGATTTAACCCGATCTTCGTTTTTAATCCTAGATGCAATATAAACATTAGGAGTTATTACATAACCAAATCCAGGATTTATAATAGAAGCAGAAGCAATCTCTGAGGGTGTCAATTGTGCTCTTGCTGTCGCGTTGCCTACAATCGCAATTGTAGGAACTTCAGTAAAGCCAGAACCAGGATTAATGATATCTATATGAGATACTCTACCATTTTCAATATAAGATATTGCTGTTGCCCCACTACCATTTCCACCGGAAATACTAACAGCCGGTTGAGATGTATAATTAGATCCTCCGGATATCATTTCAATTCTACTAACTGTCGTAGGTTGTAAAACATACTTACCTAAAGCTGTTATATTAGAAGATAGTGGAACTCCAAAGCTATCAACTGAGGTAGGTGCATCAAACTGAATTAATGGCGGAGTTGAATATTTCTTAGTTGTATCAGGCGCAACATTGATCGCTGCTATTTTAGATAGGTTCGGATTCCCTGCGACATTCGCAAATGCAGATGAGTAATTTGCACCAGCCGATGTTACGGTGGCACTATTAATTTTACCATCTGAATCGATAGTACAGGTTACTGTTGCTTGGGATATTGTTAAGCCGGTTCCCGCGACACCATTAACTACAATAATTGGTGCAGTAGAATAACCAAACCCGGGTTCAGCAATTTCAACAGCAGTTACAGTACCAGCACTCGAACCGGTCTGTGGTACAGTTAGTGATAACCTTCCAGATTTATGGACGGAAACACTTGTATACGGTATAAACAATGAAGCAAACATTTCAACAAGAAGTGGAATGTCTTCAATGCCGATAACTCCAGGCTGTAAATCGGGCATCGATGAAAATGTAAATCGATTAGTCCTTCCATATCCAAAGTAACTCTCACCTGTTAATTGATTGTGCTTAGGTCCACCAACATATCTTAGTTCTCTTAAAATCTTTTGATCATCGCCTAATTCATCACGCGTGGCAAATAGCTGGATTAAAATCTCAGCAAAGTATTTAAAGCCAGCAGGATGAACTAACCTATTAAAGAAGTAATCCCACGAAGATAGGTTCTGACCAGTACGTATGAGATACGAAAACTTTTGGTATCTTAAGCTATCTTGAACTTTAATTGTATCTGACAAAAATCCTTTTTTGTCTAAGTAAATACCACCCTTTGGAAGAGCTGGATTTACTTCCCAATTACCTGATGATGGAATAAGCGTTTCATCCCATGGATATTCAACTTCAACTTCATCATCAAATAAAAGTCTAAAGAAAACTTCAATAGAATCTGACGAGCCACGTATTTTATAATAATCAGTAATTGCTTTGTATAAATTTCTTTTGTTGACCTGGATCGATCGAGGGACAACAGCCGCAATTTCTTTTTGAATTAATTCCAAATAAGTTGCGGCCGTTCTATCAATATCCATAGACTCTTCAATTGTGTTGAGAGCGTATGAAGCACCAGGGCCAGCCCAAAATTTTATTGGGGTAGTAAGAGTTGCTGTTTGTGTATTGTAGTTTACGTAACCCGATTGATTGGGTTTTTTAAACTGTACAGTAAACGTTTTACCGATATCCGATGTTGAGTTTGCTAATGATCCTGGCAAATTATTACCATTAGTGATATTAACATTACTTGCATTTAGTTGAGCAGTATACTGAGTAACTGTACCATCACTATCTGTCAAAGTTAGTAGCGAGTTGGCACCATCGTCATCTGTAAAAAAGTGATCATTTTCGTTCCTTGGATCACTAACTCTAAACACAGCTTTATTATCCAACACAACATCTGTATATGTTTCAGTCTGTTGGTATACGAACTCTTCCAAGTTCATAAATCTGTAATAAGCTTCTAATAATATTTGTACACCACCAGAGTTTTCTAATATCTCTGAGGGTATTAATTCTTCGGTCCTTAAAGTTTCTTTAGTCTTAGACTTAGAGGACGCAATTGCTTCAATGTATCCAGGTGAGGATACATCCGAAGAGAAAAGTACGTTATTAGGTTTATGAGTTCCAGCCATCTTATCTTAGCCTTGAGGTCGTTGTATAATCGATTGTACCCGAAGATCCTGATACTGATATCGTATCAACACTTGGGGTAATTTGTACTCTCAAAGGATCGATCGATAATAGTTGATCTCTCTTTGGAGCAAGGTCTAATGAATCAGGTACGACAGTGATTCTAATTGTATCAGCTGAAGCTTCATCAGGTATAAAGTTGTTTAGAGTAATAGTTCCTGCATTTACGTCGATAGTTCCTGCATTATTAATAACAGTTATGTTTTCTCCAGAAACAACCTTATAAACCATAACTTGTCTATTGGTACTTCCACTTATAGGAATATCTCCGAAGTATACTTCTTCACCACCGTATTTCCACATTGTAGAGGTTATGATAAAGTTAGTAGAAGAACCAGAGTTAAAGAAAGGTGCAGTAAACTGTAGATTAAAGTTATTATCTTTATTCGCTGCAGCTTTATTAGGGGTTATAGTCATAAACATATAAGGACGAACGTTACTGTTTTGAATAGAAGGATCTGCATTGTCAATCGCCTTAAGCAACTGCGAATGTCTGAACACGCCATCAAACTTATTAAGTTCGTTAAAATTATAATCTGATACGGTATCTCTTACGACTGCAGTTAATTCAACTGCGGATCTATCAGTAAGGTTTGGATTGTATTTAAACGAAACATCAAGATCGAGATATGTAAAATTAGGATCTACAATGTATGGAGTAATAGACACTACACTCTTACCTTTAAGAATGGTGTTCATTATTTCAGTCTTTTCATTATCGTTAAGAGTTTCGTTAACCAATGGTCTGATCGATATGTATATTGATCCGTAATCTGGTGGATCGTTATCTTCACCACCCCAAGTTGATATCGATTTAATATTAGTAAACTCTTTTTGAATGATTGCTCTATAGTCATCAGATGTTACTGCTCTATTCTGAGAAGTAAAAGTTAGCGGAGCATTAAATCGTATAGACTCGTTTGTTTCTTTGACCGTACCACCATCTGCCTTCTGAAGAGTTGTAATCGCGATAGTAGCAAACCCGCCAATATTATCTACCATAGTAAATATGTTGGCACCATTAGAATCAGGACCGTTTGTAAAAACGTAGTCTAGTGTTACAATATTATTATTGAGTGGCTTCTTACCAGTTACACCGTCTCCAAAGTATACTTCGAAGTATTCGTTTGAATTCTCTTGGAGGTAATATACACGGCTAGAAGAGTTAACATTAATTAATGATTCAAACTTAGTGTAATTGTCATAAGATGTAGAAGATTCATTTGCCTGGATTAAAACTCTTAATGTAGATGTATCTGCATCATCATCTGATATTTGATACTTTTGATTTTCAATATCGTTATCTACTCTGTATAATAGTTTCTTTCTTGTACCTTCAGCAATAATCACATTAGTAAATGAATACGTGTTAGATGATAATACTGCAACTTGTTCTTCTAATACAATATATCGATAGTTTCTTCCGTCTACTTGTGTTGTGAGCTTAGCACCTCTAGGCAGAGTTAATGTGGCTGGTTTGTTGGTGTTTTCTTCAGCAGAGACATCAACTGTAATATTGACGGTTGCCTTCGGCGCTAAGACTGATCTTGGTATGTAACCTAATAATTTTGCACGAGTTACAATATTACCACGTATTTGTGCAGAATCAAGGAATGCTTCGTTCAATGCAAAGTGTGCGGCCATTGCATTATAGTGTGTATTGTATGCCAACACATCCAAGAGAGAAGATAGACCGGATCCTTCGAAGTCATGACTACTAAACTCGGTCTGAGTTTTCAAATAGTTCTTTAGATTCTTTTTAATCTGATCGAAATCAAGTTCTGTTACATTTAAATTAGTGGCCATATTATTACCTTAAGCGTCGTAATACGATTTCCACATCATCTGTGGTATCGAATTCTTTTATTCTGAATTTAACTAAAATTCTGTATGAGTTATTATCTGGTTCATCTACTATATTAACGAAGACCAGTTGGACCCGTTGTTCACCGGCTGTTACACATCTTCCTATGTTATCACGGAGAGCAGCCTTTGTAATCTCATCTGCTGGTTCAAAGAGTAATGCTCTTAGATTTGCACCTACTCCCAGATTAAATGGCTTCTCATAAAAGTTGGTCAAGAGCAAATTACGTACCGCATACTTAATTGCCTGATCATCTCTTAACGGAATAATATCCTGACGAATTGGATGAAGCTTCAGACTTAAATCTAAATCTGTCCATTGTTTCAGTCGTGACGACTTAGAAGCTTTTCTAGTATCCCCTGTGACTGATTTATCTGATAATATTTGTGTAGACATACTAGTATTTATACTCCTTTATTCAATGATTAACAATTTCTTGTCGGATAATGGTGAAGAAGTTAAAGACAATTCTGTAGAATTCCATATATAATCCGTTGATTCGGTTAATTCAATATTATCTAATATAACAGTAGGACTTCCTGTAATTGGAAGACTTCTTGCTGGGCTATACTCTGTTACATTTTCTTCTGTTGTAAACTCATATACGCCACTCATGTCTGTGGCCACTGCTGCTAGTGAAGGTAATGTTGCTCCACTACCAACCAAAGAAGTTAATGTTATATCAGTCGCTATTGTAACACTTGCCGGCAATCCAATTAGTTTTAAGAAATCACAGAACGTAAATGTAATCCATTCAATCAATGCACCAAGACCAATTGCCTTAAAGAACTTCTGTACTTTCTGCATCCATTCTTGTATAAGAAACTTAGGCCATTCTTCACCGAAGTTTTTCATACGTCTTTTAAACCTATCCATTTTTCTTTCTAGGCTTTCTACAAAATCAGTTGGTTCACCACCTAATAAATCTAATATACTAAACCCAACAATCTGCAATCCTTCTAATAAATCAATTGCTTGTTTTCTTAATTCGTGTTTTAAATCTGCCGGTGCTGATTTGATCTGGGCTTCTATTGATTGTATAGTACCTTCTATTAATCCTTGTACATTCAGCTCAGTTAAACTTGGAAGAGCCGGTAAACCTAATGCTTCCCATATTGTACTAAACTTATCAATCAGACTTCCAAACAAACCATGCAATACTCCTAATGCACCTTTATTTAGCTGAGTCATAACATATTCCCAGACTGCTTCTACTTTCATATCTGGAGATTCTAATCCGTATGTACCATCAAATGATTTATAAATGTCTGGTAACATTGGATAGAAGGTATCTATATTCACGGCGAACTGCGCCTTTATCGTACTCTTATATGTTGGATCAGAGAACAGCTTTACAATATCCACACTGATACCAAATGGTGGAACCGGAATCGCAAAGGATACTGGTATCACAGCCGATATAATCTCTAAGAACTTTGCCTGTATAAAGAGATGATACTCTTCTATCATGGCATTGATTCTCTTCTCCCATTCTACTTCAGGTATATCGAGCGTACCAAATACTGGATAAGAGATAGATACTGGAAAGTTACCGAGAGCAGATCGTATACCATCTAATAGGTCACGAAGCTTCTGGGCTTCATCGGCCAAACCTTGCATCTCTAACTGTGCGATCAGATTCGTGATCTGATTAAATATATTGACCAGGTCACCAGGCTTTGGTAAGAGGCTAGCCTCACATGGTATCGCGATCGTTTTCATTATGCATTCAGTCTTATATTGGTTGCGACGACATCTATTGTACCGTCCGCATTCATTGTCAACCTTGACCCG